AGGGAACCGAGTTTGTTCGTATGTTGCGCACCAGAACTAAATCCAAGAGTCCCTTTGGCAGCTACTCGTTAGGGCTTATTTACCCTGACTCGTTACCTGACAATGGATCACCTAATGATTTGACCTTTAATGGCTGGAATGCCACTAGAGTTTACAATTATTATCAGGCTCCTGGTCCTTCCCACGCCACTGCGTCCAAAGAGTACGTCGAATCCATTGTTGACAACCCCGATTCCTCCATCGCGGAGAAACCGGTTAGTCACACTTGGGTTAGGCGTGTCGAGGGATACAAGGCGGAAATGCTACCATGGAACGCACACTTCGGTGTCGAACCATGTCGCACTAACAAAGTCCGAGCGTTATATTACGTCGGATTTTGGGATGGAGATGCTAATGTATTTAGCCAGCCAGTGATGGCTGATTTGAATGCAGAACGGGAGCTTGCTCTAGCGAGCATGCTCCCGACTGTTAGGAGTGGGTTGTCTATCGTGAACTTTGTTCTCGAACTGAAGGACCTACGAAGGATGTTTGATGTCTGGAATAAAAGAAAGAGTGCGTTAGGCAATATTGCCAACGCGCACCTCAATCTTAGTTTCGGATGGATTCCGTTCTTCTCTGACATAGCATCAATAGTTCGGAGTCTTCAGACGCTTGAATTAAAACTCAAGCGTTTGGAGTCTAGAGCAGGGAAAGTTAGTACGAGGCGGTGGTCAAAGAAGCTCAACACCAATAATGAATTAATTATTGATGAAGACCTCTTAGTGGACTATACCCCGTATATACCAGGCGCTACGTGGTCTACTTACGATCCGGTTAAATTCCGGCGCGTAACTAGAAACTCGCAGCAACCTGTTTTCCATGCAAAGTTGGTGTATCGCTACACCATCCCAGGTGCTTCTGGCGTGATGCGGAAGATTCGCGCTTACATGACGACCTTAGGTCTTAACTTAGACCCGAGTATCGTCTGGAACGCGATTCCCTTCAGCTTCATTGTTGATTGGGTGGTGGACGTGGGAAACTTCCTACGTTCATTCTCAATTGACGCCCTCAATGTACGCACTGAGGTTCTGTCATTCACCTCATCGGTGAAGTGGCAGATAGTGCACACAGCCTCGTTTCGACAACCGCAAAGTAGTTCGGGTGGTGTTTACCAGCCTTACCGCTTAGCGTACGAAACTACGATAGGTCACTACGAAAGGTCGACGGCAATTCCGTCGTTGGCCTTTGTGTCAATCAATAATCCGGGAATTCGGGAGGCTGCCTTGTCTGGTAGCCTCCTGTCTAGTACTGGATTATTGCCCTTGAAGGTTAAGAGGTTCCTCTTCGAGTCTTCCAACCGTGTATATAAGGGTGAGAACCCTGTTATCACGATTGGTCAGCTCTTGAGGGCCTTTATGCCTTCTTTCGCACCTAACAAGATTCCTAAAGCAATACGCAAAAGGATCTAACCCGTTAACAACGTCATGTTAGCAGACCCACTAAGCCTCAACTCCGCAACCGCCGTAACGGCGGGTACTTCGGATGTCCAATCATATGGACTCCTGAGTGTTGCGGGGGGCAATTCAATCCGCTCTGTGGCCACATTGGCCGCAAGCGCTCCACGAACCCTGAAGATCGTTAACTCCTCACGGAGCAAGCGATTCTCGGGCAACGTGCAGCTAGCTGGAACCGCAGTGAAGACACCAGTCGATGTCGTCACTGACGTCACTACCATAAGGAATGACGTGAATCGCGTGCATGCCTCCGCTTCGGATCCGAACTTCGAGATAACATCTTGGGTTCAGATTCAATTCGGGAGGCCCCGCGGTTGTTCCATTACCGTCACTCAGATCAGTGACCAACTCCTGGCTATCGTCTCGATGCTTAATGCATCGACCAACGCTAACCTGACGAAGGTACTGAATAACGAACCGTGACCCGATGAGGGTCCGACAACAATTACGAAATTGTGTTCCGCAATGTCGTTGATTCGTTTGTGATGGTTGACACACTCGCGATAGTTGGCTTAATCGCCTTCCTTCGTGGCTGGGTCAAGGGATCGAAGCCCTAGTGGGCTGGCGAGACGCACCATTCCGGGGGTTATTGCTAACCCCCGGAGGGCTATCTCGCTGAGGTCTGCTGTAGACTAAACATGGCTGGATTCCACTCCAACCCCTATGGGTCGGTAAGATGAAAAGCCAAGATTACAAATCACCAGAGTTTATCTGGTATTGGAATCTGTTGTGCACCGTCTACAGTGATGTAGCCGATGCTTCTCCTGCACAACATAGAACCGAGTTTGACCGGGATATCGCAACTTTGCGATCCCGCTTCGAACATGAGGGGATTTGTTTTCTTACGAAAACGCTTCCTTCCGTTTGCAAGGCGATTGACACCGCTCTTGCATCTGGCTCTGTACTACAAATTCCTTCGTTTCGAAAGAAACGGGGAACGCACCTACCGATTTGTTTCGGATGGCTGCTAGCACAAGTGTTCGGTTCTAACGGAGTGGAACTCGATTCCTCGAGTTCCATTGCATTGAAACACCTCAGGCAAGTACTCACGCTTTTCAAAAAGCTTGAGTTGCCCTACTCGGATGAGCTCAACCAGAAAGTTCTGGATGAGTTTGTCATAACTGATAGTCAACTCCAACAAAATTGGAACTTAACTAATGAAGACAAACACACTGTTCGAGCGAGTTCAGGCCTTATCAGCCGAATACTCGCTGCGAACGATCCATGTCAGGTTTTCCCTAGACATGGACCTGGTGCAGTCTCTACTCGCGAAATCGGACGAGGCAAAGGGTCTTTTCGAAGACTCTACGCTTCACTCGAAGAAGTATATCCTTACACGGAATACTTCCACTACAGTCTGGCGCAAACTTGCGACAGATTGTATGCGCGTTCGGACACTGGCGGACCGCTACAATCTTCAGATGCAAGAAATTGCATTTGGGATGGTGGGTCGGTCCTCGGTGTTCGAAGTAGTACTGGAAGAACGGTGGATGTACGTCGTACCAGGAGTCCAGGAATGGACTCCAAAGATGACGGACATTTGGGACTCGGGCAACGCCGCAAGGCGTGCCCTGTCTCTTCGCACAATACTCCCGGAACTATAGTACAGTTCCTCGAAAACCCCAAACACGGAACGGCGAGAGTCGTTCTCGTGCCCAAGGATAGTAGAGGACCGAGGCTCATATCGATGGAACCCCTGGAAATCCAGTGGATCCAACAGGGACAGATGGCACTCATGGTGAGAGCCATCGAATCCCATCCGTTAACACATGGTCAGGTGAACTTTGCTTCGCAGCAAATTAACCGTGACCTGGCTCTCGAGGCTTCGCGCCACGGGAACCTAGTAACGCTCGATATGAAGGAAGCTTCGGACCGGGTCTCACAACACCTCGTTTGGACTCTATTCCCATTGAATTGGGTCAGAGCCCTTGAGGCAAGTCGGAGCCCGGAAACGGTGCTTCCTAGTGGCAAGATAGTCAAGTTGCAGAAGTTTGCCCCCATGGGGTCTGCTGTCTGCTTTCCCATAGAAGCTTTGTGCTTCTGGGCCCTGGCTGTCTCTTGTTTGATGTCAAAGTACCCCAACCGTCCCATACGAGAAATCGCGAAGACGGTTTGGGTATACGGCGATGATATCATTACTTACCGGAAAGACTACCCGGCAGTAATGCAGTTTATGGAGAAACTTGGACTCAAGTTCAATATCTCCAAATGCTGTACCTCAGGATTCTTTCGGGAATCCTGCGGACTTGATGCGCATAAAGGCGTCATAGTCACTCCAGTGCGAATATCGCAAAGGTGGTGTCATCGATCGGTAGTCCCTGTTACCTTGGAATCCTACTGTGCGTATAGTAACGCACTTTATGCCCAAGGTTACCACGGAGCTGCTGCATACATTGAGGAATGTGTGCAACGACTAACCCGGATCCCCTATACAACGGAGATTTCGGGCGGTCTAAGCTTCGTGCGGCCATTATCTGACATAGTCTCTGCCAATCGCAGAAT